TTTGCTTATAAAAGAGTTGATTATTGGGAAGTTCCAGAACATGATGATGCTTGGGCTGAACAACAAAAAGCTGACTTTGGAGAAGAAGAATTTGCACAGGAATATGAGCTTTCATTTGACAGAAAATCCAATCTTCTTCTTTCTGGATCGGATTTGGGATTTATGAGGAAAATTGCTAAGAAATATAAATATCATGAATTAGAAAAATCTAAATTAGAAGAATCTGTTTATAGAGATCTTCTTAAATGGCATCCAGATTTTGATCCTAATGAAGATATTGATCCTAGATATGTTAGATTTATTCTTTCAAATGATATTGCTGATGGTAAAGATGAAGAGGAAGATAAAGATAATGATTTCAATGTTACCACTATTTGGATGATCGAACCCAAATCCATTGTTAAGTTAAGAAAATTAAGAAGAGATGAAAGAGTTCTCAAAAATTTATTTAGAATTCGCCAAATAGGAATTTTTAGAGATAATATTAGCGACGAAGACGTAATGGCAAAAATTAATCAAGCCATTGCTTATGATCAATTGCCCAAAGATAGCTTTAAGTGGGTAATTGAAATGAATTTTAATGGTAAGGCTTATTTGAATAAAATCATGGAGCACGAAGAGTATTCAGATGATCAAGTAATGAGATCTTATCACACAGCACCCGTACCTGGGGAAAAGCCGCCAAAAAGAAAAGCGGGATTTAAAGTTACTTCAAACAAGGAATATTATTGTAAATTGGGCAAAAAACTTATTTCTCAGAAAACTCTTATTCCTACAGAAAAAGAAACTTTAGCTGAATTTGGTTCTTTTGGAAAAGTTAAAAATAGTTTTAAAGGAATTGCAAAACATGATGATATAGCTATGTCTGCTCTTAATATTTCAAGATTTTATGAGGAGCCTGAATATAGTGATTGGCTATATGACTTTTTGGATCAGATGCCATCTTCTCCATTAAAAATTTACATGAATAATATTATTCAAGAGCCTACAGACGATTCTCAAGAAATGAATGATGCTTCCTTTAAGACCTTTTATGGTAATCCAGAAGCTGCAATCACTGAAGCTGAAGAAATTCGACGAATATGGCAGGGTAAGACTAAAGAACCAGGTAGATATCCAGGAATGGGTACACCATGGAAAGGAAATAGCATGCCATGGAAAAGTTAAATCGTGAATATAAGATTTTTGATATATAAATAAAAGAACATTATTTGAAAAGCCAAGAAGTAGTTTTTCCACAATTTTTTGGTGAATAAATAATAAAAATAAATGAAATAAATATGGCAAAACTTTCTTTAGATCTATCCCAATTTAAAGCTGCTGGCGTATATACAGTCGAAGTAGATCAGTCTGAAAGGATTACGGTTTCTACTCAGTCATTAAGATTGGTCGTTGGATTCTCAAAAATAGGCCCTTTTAATGCTCCTACTTTTATTCGTTCTACAAGAGATCGATTCAGATTTTTTGGAGATATAGACAAAAAGTTAGAGAAAAAAGGATCCTTCTTTCAGAGATCAATAGATACTTGCTTACTTCAAGCACCTGTATTTGCAATGAGTCTTCTTAATGTTGGAAATGATGCATCCACTGAATCAAGTGACTTTGTATCACTTTCTTTAGCATCTGATGCTTCTAATAATGGAAAATTTAGTGATAAGTATATCAACTATTTCAATAGAGAAAGATTTTGGAAAGCTGACCCAGAATACCTATTAGGTATCGCTGGAAATAAAGAAGGCTTCCCAGGATCCCCAGAAAGTACTTCTTTTTTACAAGTCGCTAACGTTGGAACAAAAACACTTTCAGTTATTATAAGAAAAGCTGTTGGAATCCAGGGTTATAGTGTTACAGCTAAAGATTGGTATGGTTCTGATACAAATATTCCTTATGAATGGATTCGTGCTTATGATTTAATGAGCAACTATTTCGTTCAGGTTATTGCTATTGAAGGCGACTGGACAAATTATACTCAACTATCCTCTGATCCATTCTTCTCAAAATACTTTAATCAAAATGGAGCTATTCCATCCAAATTAAATGAATTTATTAATCTTACTCAGGTTAGTTTAGTTGGTTCATGGATTGGAACATTTATTCCAGATTTCAGGGATCAAACTGGTGCAAATCAGAACATCCAGGATATTATTAATGGATCAACTCCTTTAACAGGTCTTTTAGTTAATGTTAACCAGGAAGTTCTTGACCAACTTATTTGGGACGAAGATCAGAATCAATGGGAAATGGGAGATGGAACTGCAACTACAGCAGCTGCTCATGTTATTGACTTAGTAGGTCATAATCTTATTGATAAAGTTGGCGTTCATCAGTCATTCTTAAGTTATGACATTAGTGTAGCTAATTCAACTATTCACACAACTATTCCTATTACTTTAACAGATTCTACAGGAAAGAATTTCAAAGTTGCTCCAGCTTACAAAGATGCTCTTACTATCGGAACTCTTTTAAAAAGCGGAACCGAAATCCCAGGAGTAACCTATGTAACAAATAAGACTTCTGATAGTTCATTAAATGCTATCATTAAAACGGCTGAACCAGTTTGGGGTTATTTATCAAATGCTTCTGAAGGATTCCTACAGAAACCTATTGATGATGCTTCTGTAGCTACTTGCTATAAATTTTTCCCTCTAAAAGGACTTAAACTTACTTCTAATCATCTTCCTGGATATAATACCACAGGACAGCCTAATGCTGAAGAGGGAGTTATTAAGGTTTATGAGATGCTTGAAGACGAAGGTATATTAAGAGGCCTAACAAATCCTGATATGATCAATTACAGATATGTAGTCGACACGATGGCATATGGGCTAAGACCTAATCTTGGTGGAAAAGTATATCTCTCTAGACTTGCTAAGAAGAGAGGTAAAACAACTGCTATTTTAAGTGCACCTTCAATGACTCAGTTTGCAACAAGTCAGGATCCTTACTTCTGCGATGTATTCATCAGCGGAGTAGATCCAAAACCAATTTTCAGCACTGAGTATATTCCTCAAGGAGGTAACCCAGATATGCCAAGAAGCTTCCAATTCAGTCTTCCTACCGAAGACAATGGTTCCAAGTTTACTGGAGTATTCGGCCCATTCCTTAGATATGTAGAGAATGACAAAACTATTCTCGTTCCACCTGCAGCTGATATTTCAAACAGTTTTGTAAGAAAATTCTTAGGAGGAAACCCATATGCAATCGTTGCAAATAAAAATGGTATCGTTTCTAATCCTAATTTAACAGGAACAGAATATCAAATCGATGCACAGGATAGAGGATATCTTGAGCCATTTGGTTATAACTCTATCGTTGAAAGAACAAGTACTGGAGAAATCCTAATATATGCTAACAGAACAGCTTTCCAGGCTGTAAAGAGCGATTATAATTATCTACACGTTCGCGAACTTCTTAACACAATCGAACTTCAGGTTGAAGAAGTTTTGAAGAACTATGTATTTGATTACAATAACCCTGTAACAAGGCTCACAATTGTTAATGCAATTACACCAATTCTTGAAAGCATTAAAGATGCTGGAGCCCTTTCAAATTACGAAATCATAATGGATGATTCGAACAACACACCCGATCTTATTGGAGAAGGTTTCGCAGTTATCGATATTGGAGTTTGGATTACTAAAGGCATGGAAAAGATTATCCAGAGAATTACAGTTTACAAAACTGGCGGAACAAGCTCAGACAGTTCTGCTTCACTTTAATGGAGAATATATAAAATAAAAGTAACGCGATATGGCTGAAAATTTCAAAAGTCAAGGAACATTCGGTATGCCTCACTGGAGAAGTTCAAGAGCAGCACAAGAACTCTATGAACCTCTATATTTGAACATTTTTACGGTTCAGATAGCACTTCCAGTTGGCGTGGGTTCAACAGAAGAGAACACGAATCTTCTTCTTGAAAATCTAATAAGTATCGGAGGATTAGAATCTAATTCATTCCCAACAACACCACAACAGCAAAATTATAAATGGGCTGCTAGAAGATTTGCTGGATCTAAGCCAGACAAAACTACTATGGACGTTGCTCTCTCATTTGAAGTGAACTTAAATCGTACACCAAGTGCTTATGTTCTAAAAACTCTCAGAAAGTGGAATGACTTAGTTTATGACCCTCTAACAGGTAGAACTGGTATCAAAGCTGATTATGTTGCTCCTTGGGCATTAATAACTCTTTATGATAGGGCTAATAATCCTTACTGGCAATGGAAAC